TGGAAGAGAACAAGTCTGCTGCCCACACAAACACCGGCACCTCAAGCATGACTGTCCGTATGGTCAAGAAGCTGAACATCACTGATGAGTCATTGATTCCCCGTGAGTTCTTGGTTGTTGATAGTGCCAAAGTCCGTGCTGCAGCCTTCAAGATCTATGATCTGAAGAAGGAAGGTGTTGAAGTTGCACAGATCCCCGGCGTTGAAGTCGTTGAGGAAGAGAGCATTGGGGCACGATAATGACCAAAACTTTTGCAACAATGAAGCTCAGTGTTGATGTAAAGGTGTGGGATGACATGCCATTCACGCTGAAGCAAGAAATTGCTTCAGGCACTTATGGTGAGCATGACTATGAGATCCTGCAAAATGTTAGCACCAAAGAGATCTATATCAAGTTCAAGGGTCAGGTATATGAGGTTAGTATGCAGCAACTTATGCATGCCCTGATGTTTGCCACTGAAGACAAGGAGAGTTAGTATGGCAGGAGATCAAAAGACGGCAGCTCAGATCCGGACTGAAGCCTTCCTCAAAGCAGATCCGGACCACTTCAAAAAACTTGCAGCCAAACGCAAGGGCAAGCCCAATCCATCATCAACAAAGTTCACCTCAAAGGTGGCTGCAAAGTTTGGTGCCAAAGGTGGACTGGCAAAACGCCGGACACCTGAAGAGATCCAGCGTGATCACATCAAGGCTCAGGAGCGGATTGATAAGAACAACGCCAAAGCCAATGAACAGTTCCAACGTGAGATGCATCGGAAGATGCTCAGGAAGGGGAAGAAGTCATGAGGACCGCAAGATCAAAGAGACACATGGTTGCAGATATTGACGGCTGCATTGCTGCTGCTAGGAACAAAGACAAGATGGTGCTTGCACTGCTTGATGAGCCTGACTTCACAACGGCAATCAAGAATCTTGAGGACATGAAGGCTGATGGTTTTGAAGTTGTACCATCAGAGAACTGTGATAACTATGAGTACAATGGCAGATGTCTTGGTCATCAGTACTTCAAGGAAGAAGGTGAATCATGAGTGACAAAGAGGTTACTTGCCCATATTGCAATGAAGACTTTGATGTCTGCACTGATGACGGTGCCCACTACAAAGACGGTGAATCTGAGTCTGAGCAATGCCCAAACTGTGACAAGTACGTCATGATATATTCATCATGCAGTTGGTACCGTGAAGCAAGCAAAGCTGATTGCCTCAACGGATCAGATCATGAGTGGTCAGAATGGTTCAAATTGTGGGACGGTGAGCAGCTCAAGAGCGAAGACCGGACCGGTCAAGTGTTTGAAAGAAGGTACTGCAACACATGTGATGAAAAGCAAGAAGAGTGGCATCAGAAGGTGGTGCTATCATGAGCAAACATGAAACCTGTGACCACTGTGGACAACGCATCCCGTTGATCCGGAAGGAGATGCTCAACAAGCACAAGATCCAGATGTTGAAACGTGCTGCCACCTATGTCAAGCAACGCTATGATGCAGGTGAAGAGAACGCCAATGACTTCATGGTCCGTGACTTCACTGAGCCTGAAGACTTCAAACGGTTCAACTTCTTCAGCCACCTGAGACTGCATGGTCTAGTATTCAAACAGACTGACGCTGCAGGGAACGTGCTGAGAGGACATTGGGGGATCACCCGGAACGGGTGGGCATTCCTCAAAGGGCACCTTGAATTGCCTGCCTATGTGCTGATCAAGAACAACCACATTGAGAGCCGGGCAGATGAGCTTGTAGGATTCAGTCAGGTGTGGCGTGGTGAAGATACCATGCAGACATCCTTTGAGTACTTTGATGATGACGGGAAGCCGGTTGGTGTCTTCCCTTCAGTGCCACATAATAATGACCAGCAGCAGAGGTTGATATGAAGACAGAGATACTGTACAGATATGAGATTGAGTACCAGTCAGAGGATGGTCCAACCAGCATACAGCTGAGAGAGATCCCTGTGATCCGTGAGACTGACAAGTGCTACTTTGTGAAGCGGTTCTACTGGGGAGATGCTGAGCGAAGGATCAGCAAAGATGCCTATAATACCTATGCATTCAACACCAAAGACAAGGCAAAGCAGCACTTCATCCGAAGGACCAACAAAAGAATTGCTTGGTTTGAGTTCTGGACCAAAGAGTGTGAGAAGGCTCTGGAGCTGATTGAGCAAGAATAAACGAAAGGAGAGGGTATATGTGGTTCATAATAATAGCAATCGTCTTGATCATCGGAGCTGTCCTGTGGGCAGTGAGTGGTCCTGACTGTCCAAGACAGGTGCTTGGGTATAACTGCAAGGGACGTGACTGTGATCACAGCCGTGAAGAACTTGCACGGGCAAGGAGAGTGATGAGATGAGTGTCAGCAAAGAAGTTCAAGAGAACAGAAGGCAGTTGATTGATACGATCCGGGAGACTGACCTTGAGTTGATGGACCTGAAGACTGCCAAAAAGGAGCTTGACAAGGACATCTCTGAGCACGTTGCCGGATTCCAAGAGAGCAAAGACATCAGGGAACTGAGTCAACAGCTTGAGACCAAGAAGGCTCAGTTGAATGCAAAGCTCTCACAGGACCCTGACTTCCATCAGATGATGGAGCAGAAGTCCGGGATCAACCAGCAGATTGCTGATGCCAAAGAGATCCTGTCATCCCATGTGGTCCTCTGGAAGACCAGCACCGGTGAAGATCAAGTTGAGTATGATGAGGTCATGGGCAAAGAGGTCATTGTGACCGGACGCTTGGGCAAGCTCCAGCGGTACCAGACAAACATCTTCAGCTCTGAAGAGACCCGTGCAAAGTTAGCGGGTCCACTGCAGGGATTTCAAGACATAGCTGACAAGCACGGTGCCACCATCAGCATTGGTGACGGCAAGGAAGAGGTGGTCATTGCGTCACCCAAGAAGCGTGGCAGACCAGCAAAGGCTTGATGCTATGGAGACGCTACTCTTCAGTATTGATCCTGAGAGGATGTGTCTTGTAGTGAATGATCAGATTCCGGAGAATGAGCTGCAGCGGTTGAGGGAGCAATTCCCAAAGCACAAGATCTGTGTGTGCTGCAGCAACCATGCTCCACTAGGCGGTGCAATCATGGTGTCTATCAAGTCACTAGAGGGAGCACCGCCTTGTGCTATTATTTTGACCCCTGATGAGGACTGGAATCTTCCAAAATAGTATTGACAATATAGAGCGGTTGCGATATACTCAGAGAGTCATCAAATAAAAGCATAAGAAGGAGACCATCTCATGCAAGACAAAATACAAAACAAACTATCATCAATCAAAGAATCCAGCATGATGCAGAAGACAACCGTCCTTTGCAAAACATTCTGGAGTGTAGCTCTAGTGATCGGACCAGCTGTGCTCTCAGCATACCTGCTGATCATGGTTGCAGACAAAGTTGTCACCGTGCTTGGTGTACTCTCAGGGGTTCTCAGCATAGTCAACCTTGTCCGTGTGTCATACCGGGCAAACGCCACCCCAAAGAAGGCGGTCAAGAAGGCTTCAAAATAGCTTCTGCTATAATGGAGATGTAAGGAGCATATGAATATCAAACGCAACCTCACAATCCTCATGGTCAGCCTTGTCCTCAGCGTCCCTGTCATGAGCCTGAAGAATGAATATCAACCTGCAGATGCACAGCCACAGGCAAACTTTGAGATACAACTTGCCAGTGTTGCTGAAGCTGAAGAACAGCAGAGGCTCATTGATGAGCAAAAAAAGGCAGAAGAGATTGCTGCAGCTCAGGCAGCTGAAGCACAACGTGTGGCTGCACAGGAAGCTGCAGAAGCAGCGGAAGCTGAGAAGCAGCGTATTGCTGCAGAAGAAGCCCAAAGAGCTGCTGTGGCTGCTGCAGAAGCAGCAAACTGTGGACCTGCAGACCCTGCTGTTGTGTATGGTGTGCTCCGTGAGCTTGGACTATCACGAACTGCAGCCGTTCAAATGGTTGGATCATGGAAGCATGAGTCAGGTCTTGACCCATGTCAGAAGCGTGGTGACGGTGGTGAAGCATGGGGTCTCAACTCATGGCACTCCGGCAGGCGGTTTGATATGCCAGAGAATCTCCGTGCTCAGATAGTATGGGCAATAACTGTTGAGCTTCCCCGTGACTGTCCTGAGTGTTATCAGATCATAGTTCAGAGTCCGAACGCCGGTGTGAGTACCGTCCGGGCAGCGATCCAGAAGACAACCCGTTGGGGAGTCTTGGGCAACCGTTGGGTATACGCTGATGAACTCAACAACATCCTTCCATAATTGAATTGAACCAACAAAAAAGAGGACCACTGCGAGGGTCCTCTTTTGCTTTGCTAGATGATCAGTATTCTGTGCAGCACAGTACCTGTGTTCTGCAGTGTATACAACCACTTCACGTCAGTTGATCCGGGCAAGTTCTTGACCCATATCTTGTGACCTACCAGAGCAGCACCATCAGTGTACAGGTTGGTTGCAAACGGTCTCCATGCATTGTCAACTACTGAGTACTTGAAGATCCTGTTGGTTGCATCCTTCCTGACATATAGGAACTCACCCATTGGGAAGGCTGATGATCCGGTTGTGAACGTCTCACCGTTGATCGTGGTGACTGCTGCCCATGCACCTGCACCGGCTGTTCCACCTGCAATGTCAAAGCGATCAAGTACACCTGAAGCACCACCTCTGAGTGAGTAGATGTAGCGTCCGTTGAGGATTGCATTCTCAGTTGCCCACAGTGAGTCACCAGTGATGCCAATTGCATTGGCAGACATACCGACACCGGGAGCTGCAGCACGGGCAGTGGTTGGCGCCATAACAGTCCAAGTGTTTGCACTGATTGAGTATCGGTACATTGTGACGGCGTTGTTACCAAGTAAGTACAGGAAGTCTTCATTGGCTTCAATGATGTACTGAGAGGTTGCATCAGGCTGTGTGGTCCATGCTGCAGACGTGGTGATGACCGTGCCTGTGTTTGATGCAATGGTCCTGATCTGACCAATGCCAGTACCTGCAGTGATGCGGATCTGGAAGTTGGTCCATTGGTTTGTGGTCCATGCTTTGCCTGAGTTTGTGAGCGTTGAAGCACCGCCTGCAGTTGCTGTTCCTGTTGCGTATGACTCACCAAAGTTGTAGGCAACAACCAGCTTGCCATCAGTACCCCATGTTGCAGGAAGGTTGGTTGTCCCCAAGTTTGCCTGCCATGCCATAGTTGCAACGTCAAACACCTTGAAGATACCGGCTGTAATTGTTCCAGCGTTCATGATATAGAAGCGTCCGGTGTTGATCCTGAATGTGTGAGCGTTTGCGATTGCTGCAGGTGCAGCGTCAGTCAGGTTGAGCGTGATCGTACCAGCACCAGCATTGTTGAGAATGCTTGCCACAGTTGTCCTGAAGCCACTTGAAGATCCTGCTGATAGGAACTCAATGGTATGACCGACAGCACGTCCTGTGATGTTGTGAGTACCGGCAGCCACAGTCACGCTTGTAGTTGATCCACCGTTTGCTGTGAAGTTGATTGACCAGGGATGGAATACACCACAGGCTCCTGCTCCAAACGTACCAGCAAGGGCACCTGAAGGGATCTGAATGTATGAGTCTTCATCGTGGTTATACAGGTAGTGAGCTGTTGCAGATAGGACATAGAGTGCATTGTTGAAGTTGCCACTATCAGGTGCAATCACAAAGGCTCCAGCAACGGTTGCTGAAGGGGCAGGAGTCATCAACTGGAACTCCTTGCGGTGCAGTAGCGGTGTATTTTTGTTGGTTGTAGGCATAGTGGTTCTCCTTATGAAACTATAACATTGTTGATATTAGATTGAACAGCTGTCTGATTCTGCATATTCTGCATCATAGGTGTTGAAGAATAACCACCAATGTTTGCAAGGTTTGTGACTGTAGCAACAGTTGTGACGGTTGTCACAGTAGTCACGGTTGAGAGTGTGCTGAGCGTACCGCTGAGCAGTGTGACACGGAGATCTGAAGCAATACCCCTCACAGTGCTGAGGAATGAGATCTGCTGTGCAAGGTTTTGAATCTCCTGAATGTATGACTGAAGCGTCTCAATACTATCAATGGTTGCAGGAAGTACTTCAGCATCATCATAGTAGACCATCAATCCATCAGTGTCTGACATGGCTGAGCTGTCAAACTCAAGTGTCAGCACGTTACCAGCGACAGTCCCACCAAGTGCAGGATCTGCAAAGTTATAGAGCAATGCCCCATCAACCACGTTGGTGATCAGCAATATTCCTTCATGCTCAATTGTCGTGTAGTCACTGAATGTGACCGTCTTTGCTGCTGCGTTGAATGCATAGTTTTTGATCAGCTTCTTCATATCTTCTCCTTATAGTGCCACTGCGAGGGCAATTACTTTGCTATAGTCAACAACCCCGTCAGCACCTGCAGGACCGGCAGGTCCCGTTGGACCTTGAGGACCAGTGTCACCTTGAGGTCCCTGTGCTCCGGTAGCTCCAGTTGCACCCTGAATACCCTGTGGTCCCTGTATGCCTTGCGGTCCTTGAGCACCATCTGCTCCAGCAGGACCCGGATCACCCTGTGGACCGGCAGGACCAGTTGCACCTGTTGCTCCAGTAGCACCAGCCGGACCTTGAGGTCCAGTGTCTCCAGTATCTCCCTTTGGACCATCAGGACCTTGAGGTCCAGTGGCTCCGGCAGGTCCCTGTGCTCCCGTTGCTCCAGTAGCTCCGGGTGCTCCATCAGCACCATCTGCACCGGGCAAGCCTTGTGGTCCTTGATCTCCCGTGTCTCCCTTTGGTCCCTGTGGACCTGTTGCACCGGCAGGTCCTTGAATGCCTTGCGGTCCTTGAGGACCTATGCCACCAGTAGGAACAGATATGACCGGCTGAGTTGGATCAGTATTGTCAATGACCACATTGGTTCCGGCAACTACAGCATCAACACTTCCGGGATCACCCTTTGGACCACGCAAACCAAGACGCTCAACACGGAGATTGACCTGTCTCTTGCGGATGTTCAGCGTTGTCTGTTCACGCTTGACAATGACACGCTGATTGTCCTTGATTAGTTTGATGTTGTGCTGTGACATGACTATGCAGTCCTTCTGGTAACATCAGCGATGACCACCATCTTTGAATGCTTCCAAGACTCCACAGCCCCATCACTATATTTCACCTGTATATCATAAAAGTATGTGCCCGGCTCAAGAGCGTCCGTGTCTGCAGCATCAAACCTGACAGTGGTCAGACCGTTTGCTGCATCATCGTGTGTGTCAACTTCAGTCTTGAGAACAGCGTCATCATCAGTGTCAGTGAGATTGGTCTTTGCAGTAAAGAACACAACAGCATTTTCAATGCTTGTGCCAAAGTCTAGTGCTAGATCTACCGTGTCACCTCTGATGATTTCAAGATTGTTCATAATATCATAATACCTTTATTGTGTTAAGTTCTCAATGCTTCTCCTACTAGTATATAACACAACACGCTTATGATATACTGCAGTCATGAGACAACAAAACAAAGACGGAATTGAGAACGGAATCTAGGGGTGGAATATGGCAGGGAAGAAGCAAGTCTATAGCATGCCACCATCAAGGATTCCACCGCTGATCCTTGTCCCAACCGGGGAGACTTGCATCATTGACGGGAAGCGGTGCCGTATCTTGAGAATTGAGAGAGCGTCTGAGTGTGATGTTAACTACAATGTGAAGCCAAAGGTGAAGCCGTATGTCAAACGGTCCCGGTCTTGAACGTATAGCATGTGATCCTGAAGTGCCGTGTCCACTCCGTGAGACAATCGGCTGCTTTGAAGACGTGCATCACAGGTACCATCCTGCTGCAACCTACCGTGCATTGGGATCTCTTGCCACTACCTTCAGGGAATTGCCTGAGAATAAGGACCGGAGATGCCGGAACATCCACAATATAGAGCATGAAGTGACAGATCCACCGGACGTGCCGGATGAGACAATCATGGCTCTTGCTGTTGTTGAGGCTATCAACAAGGGGATCATTCACCCAAGCAAGACAAAGATGAGACGGCTGCAGCCTGCAATCAACAGAGCCTTGACAGAGGTGGATGAATAAAAGTATTGACAAATAGTACACACTGTGCTATTATAGATAATGTACAGATGACGACAGTTCGCTGAGCATCCGTACTACATAGGGAAGAATAGATCTGCACGATCAGCGTACTCCTTACCAAAGGCAATCAAAAAGCCCGGCACTACACCGGGCTTTTTTCTTTGATCATCATGTTTGTTCTACAAACTGACAATGCCCGTTGCCGGGTCTGTTGGGTCCTCATGCTTCTTGCGGTCAATACCCTTGAGGATTGCTCCACCAATGAGTGCCAGTGGGACCTGCAAGAATGCATACTTGCCTGCCTGATATGTGTCCAAGAATGGAAGCAATGTGAGCAGATACGTCAGAAGCTCAACTCCTGCGTATGAGAGCACCGTGAACATGACGGTCAATAGACCATCCTTGATGCCGGTTGCTTTTGCTTTGTTGACTGTTGATGCCATGATACTACCCCTTTGCTCCTGCTATTTTGTTGATTATCTCACCGATCCAGCGTGTGAATGCGTTGCCTGCACGTTGTGCTTCAGCCTGTGCTGCAGCGATCTTCTCAAGTTCAACCTGAGCATCCATTGCCTTCTTGACTGCATCCTCTGCAGTCTTCTTCAGCTCATCAAGCTGTGACTGTGTTGGACGTTTTGCAAGCTCAGCAATCTGTGTATTCATTTTTTGAATGGTGCCGTTTGCTTCACTGAGCTGTTGACCAAGTGTGCCTGCCTGAGCAGCTTGTGACTGCAGTCGTGGCAATGTGACATCACGCCATTGAGTACCCTCAGCTGAGTTGAAGAACTCATGTATTTTTGCGTTTGTTTCTCTTCCAACATGGTATTGATTTAGGTCTTGATCAAATGCACCGCTGTGTGCATTGAGCCTTCCCAAGATTCCATGTGCTAGAATCCTTGCTATTGATAGATCTGTTGTGCTCATAGTAGCTCCTTGATTCTTCGGGACCAACCAGCCAATCACGCCGGAATAGTTCCTTGATTTAGTATATGCATTCCCACCGGGATTGTTCCCGTTCTGCTCAAACACGGTCATATTCTGACCAACACCACCACTGACCTTGAGTGCAGTGTGACCATATGGTGATGACCATTGTGTGCTCCAAACAATTATTGCACCGTCAGGTGGGATCTGATTGGCATCGTTTGGATTGTTTGCTACACGGTCAAAATACTGGAGTATAGTGCCGTGAGTATTGGTGAACAGTCCAGCTGCTCCACCGGTTACTGTTGGGAATGACGGGCATCCGTACTTCTCACGGGCATACCTTGCCACAACGTCCCAACATTGTGCACCATAGTACCCATCCTCATCAATGTGAGTGTTGTTGTACTGTGCAACAAATGCGTCTGTCTTTTGCTTTGGTGTCATATGGTCTCCTTCCTATGGCTCCAGTATAGCACAAGCATCATCCCTTGATGACCAGTGCTGCAATGAATCCGACAAATCCACCAAGAGTACCACAGGCTGCACCAACGGTGATCATTGTGGTCTTCATGGTCTTGATTTTTTCATTGAGCGTGGCAATGTCTTTGGCATTGTCAATCAATGCTTGAGAGTAGGTCCGGGATTGATCTGCAACAGTCCGTGCGATCTTCTCACTGTGGTGCTCCATCTCTTTGCGGAAGTCTGAGGTCAGTCTTTTTTCCTGTTCAAGAAGAGCGTTCTCCACTAGCAACTTGATCGTCACATTCTGTGATTCAATTGTTTGGTTTTCCTGCATACTTTTAATTGTATTATGACGCTTATGCATGATGCAACCCCTTGACTTTAGTTTGCCAGTGTGTACTCCACAAACGCAATGGGCACGACCTTGCCCGGCGTGAAGTTGATGGTTGGGAAGAAGGCAGGAATGGTGAGAACAACCGTCACTTGATTGCCCACTATCTTATAGTTTAGCGTGAAGTAGTACAGTGATGTCAATGGATTATTGAACACTAGATAGTCATATGACTGCTCAACCTGCATCCAGCTGTCATGGTACTGACTGTCCAGATACCTGAAGTATTTTGCATAATCAGTTGCATATACCAAGAGCTGTGCAAAGTCAGTGGTCTCATCAAGCGTGAAGGTCTGCTCAACAGATTGTGCGACTCCGCTTGTATGTGAAGCAGGCAGTGCGAGGTTTGCCCGGTGCACACCGTTGTTCTTGAATGCGTTATAGGATGAGTGCAGCAGCACTTTGTCAATGTCAATCATCTCAAGCCACCAATCCAAAGTCTTTATATATCACCCAGTATACAGGGAATGAAGCAGCAGCAAGGCTGTTGTTTGGGAAGTGCAGTGTGAACTTGAGAGTGGTCTCATCAGCCTCAGCCATGAGCGTTGGTGCTGCATCAAGGAAGTTCACAAAGTCATTGATTGGTGTGCTCAATACATAGTCAGTATCATGGATGATCGCGTACAAAACACCGTCCTGATATGGCTCATAGAACGCTCTGAAGAATGGAACATACCCAAGACCATGAGTCACTATGTGCTCTCTGATGTAGAAGTTGCCAAAGTACTGAGACACGTTGGGACCAAGCATGACCGTCTGACCGCTTGAGGGGTCACGCTTCATGTAGTTCTTGTCTGACCTGAAGAGTGTTTGTCCGTTGATGTTCATAGTATATTGTCCAGTACATACTTAATCCTGAAGTTCACTGACACTCCAAGATAGTGGGTAAAGTAAAACTTGATCTCTGTGTCACTGATGCTGCATCCTACCGTTGCACCAACCTTGCCCACCGGGACCGGATTGCCGGGATTATAGAGGATCGGCTTTTGAATGTAGTAGTTCACACCATCAATGGACCACACCATATTGATGAAGCACTTCTTGCCCACCGGATTGACAATGGTCAGGATGTCAGTCTTTGGCAAATAGATCCCATCTGAGAATGTTGCTGCAGCAACCGTGTGAGAGATCGGTGTCTCAACCTGTTCATAGAGCACCTTATCAATAGGGAACTGACTCATGAATGACATGAGGTTCCTGACTGCTTGTGGATCAATTGAAGACATCTAATACATTGATCCCTTCCTTGCTGATAACGATTCCAATCGTACCATCAGGCAGGACACCAATGATCATCCGGACCAAACCATCTTCATCAGCAACTAGGAAGCGGTTGTTGTCCAGCTCAAGTCTAACCTGACCATCCTTCACGGTGGTCATCTTCTTGCCCTTGCTTGCACTTGAGGTGACTGCCATGCTTGGTCCCCCCTATATCTTCACTATGTAGTTGATCACCTGATATGGCTGAAGGTTATTATGGGCACCACCAGATCCAGCGTTCCCGGTATTGAATGATATAGTTGAGCCACTTGCCTTACCATATGCCAATGGTTTATCAACTCCACCAGCCCATGTATTTGATAGCCAAAAGTCTACGCTTGAACTAGTATGGTTATGCACCGGCATCTCAGTTGTTGTTAGCGTGTGAGTCTTTGCACCACCTGTCTCACCAAGAACATCAAACTCTGTCTGACCAGAGTCACGACCAACAGGAATCTTCCCTCTCAGATCAGGAAGATTGAAGGTTGTTGATCCGTTACCGGCACCATATGTGGTGCCAAGAATCGCAAATAGTGCAGCATAGGTTGTGCGTGATACGGCAGATCCGTCACAGATCAGCCATCCTGTTGGTGCTGTTGATCCACCATAAGGATTGATGACACCAACTGGAGCAGCTTGAGATACCCGTGTATCAAAGTCTGCATCATTGCTCCACAGCTTATTCCATTTTGCTGTGGTTGGTACTTCCCCTGCGGTGAATGAGTCTGCTGAATATGACATAGTTATTGAACCTTCCTGAGAATAAATTGATCAACCTTGTAGCCACCTTTGACTTTGGTCACGGGCTTTTTGTACCCTGTTGATTCAATGTGTCTCTTTACGTTTAGTATATCAGAGTTGCTTATGCTTGACATCACATGATCTTCAGGGATGACTTCAGTCTCAACATCGGACCATCGTGTGTCTAGTGGTGGCAGGAACTGAGGAATGTCAGGACGCTCCGGCTCAATGAACTCTCCCGGTGAAAAATACTCAGGATGCTCAAATACTGGATATATTGGTTTCTCTACAACATCATTTTTAATGTTGTCTTTTGATCCCTGAATTGATACAAGGTACGACTCATATACAACGAACTCCTTATTGTACCTCTCAACTTCCTGACTGAATACTTTCTCAGCTTCTTCAAATGCATCTTTGTAGTCATCCTTTGCCTTGTCAACCTTCTTGCGGTATGCTGCCAGCTTCTTCTCACGCTCTGCATAGAACTTTGACCATGCATCAACAAAGTCAGGATTCTCAACCTGCAGTGCTGACTGATAACCAATCACACCATCAAGCCGAGTGCGTGTTGCTGCCAGCCTATCTCCAATGGCAATGATGAAGCGACCATCCCAGTGCACTTTGGTGCTGTTCTTCAGTGTCTTGTGCTTGACTTCAAGAGCAATGACGACACCTGTGAGTGTATCAACAACCTCTTCAACGTCTGTGCAGTTGTCTTTGTACCAGTCCATCAACTCACCAGATTCATATTCATCTTCAGTGATGTGGGTCAAACGCCTCTTGACTTCATTGCCGTTGTTGCGATCAATGAACGCCTTGAGAACTGCAGGCGTTGCTTCCTTCAGGTCCCTCAGCTCAGCGTTGCTGAAGTAGTCATTGAGCACTTCAATGCTCATGTCATCAAGGTATGACAATTGCTCTTCAGTAAAATACTGAGAGAGGCGGTCTGTGATTATCTGTTGTGCTTGTTTGCTTCTATCTTTGGTCTCCATAAGATCTCCTTCCTTTTTAGTATACCAGTTATGGTGCGATGACGTGAGCACCGCCAATTGATGATGTGTTGATTGTGAAGTACTGAGAGAGCAGATTGTCACGGTACTCAAAGACAATCTTCTGTGAGAGGATCTTGCCCATGTTCATCTTCAGCTCAGTTCCAACTACCATTGCCGGACGGTGTGACACCTCAATGTCATTGATCATCACGTCCACAACGTCACCATATTGCCGGGCAGGATTGCCAAACACGGTCCCTGCAACCTGCTGCTCAGGGTCTGCATAGAGAAGGACTGGCTCCCGTGCTAGTGCAAGGGCAGTTGCTTCATCCTGAATCCAGTCATTCTCAATGTCAATGGGCTTGCCTGCATTGCTCTCAGGATTGATGCCATACTTCTCAATGCTGTCCTCATCCTTGTATTCAACCTCAATGCGGTCAGTCACCTTTGCCGGTGTACCGTGAAGCTCAAGCCCGGTGATGTATACAGAGGATGGACCAATGTTGCTGAAGACTAGGAACGCAACTGATCCAACCAGTGACACAGAGGTCAGTGATATATACCCATCATAGGTGGCACCAGTGCCGTCTTGGTTTGCGTTGGTCTCATAGAATGAACGGTTTAGATCATCACGATCAGTGATGTATACCGGGTCCATTATAGAGGTAACATCAAGAGCACCGTCTTCATCTTCAAACGGTGTACTGATTGTCACGCTCTGACCGCCGGGGATCTCCACAGAGTTTGCCAATTGGAATACCGGCTGCATCTGAGCAACGGCACGGGGCTTTGCTTTGACCCTGATCCAGTTCGTGACAGGTGTGTCTGACCACTCAACGTCAGTCATGTTTGTGTAGTCATACTCCTGCAGCGTGGCACCAACAGCGGTCCCAACAAAGTGCATGCGGTTCCAGAACTGAATGACACCGTGCTCATCAGCAAACATCACTGCCTGCTCTGACTCACAGATACGATCAAAGACCTGCTTGACTGTCAATCCACTGAGGGTGATGAAGCCGGGAGCTTCCTGCAATGAGTTCTCAATGTTGAACTGAGCACTAGAGAATCCAAGCTCAAGCAATATGTCCTCAATGATCTCATGAAAGTAGTACCCTTCATAACGCTTCGTGACAGGCTCCACAGTGCTGAAGTATTCCATCACGTCAAATGCATGCATGTTCAGCTTCTGACTCATCAGAGAGCCTTTTGGACGGTCTGAGAAGCCCACAAATTGCTGCACGTTCTCACCATCAAAGCCTGCTGAGATCTTCACCGGTCTCCGGTTCTTGTTCACAAACGCTCCAATGGTAGGATCAAAGCCGGGCAGATACCGCTTGCTGATGTTGTCCAGCTCAACATCTGCCTGTGCTGAGAACACTCCATAGGACTTCACGCTGCTCATCCGGTTGACTGATATGTCATTGACCTGACCGGACTCGTCCTCATAGGTGTACTTGTCAAAGAAGGTGACATCTGCACCGGCACCCTTCAAGAAGTCAGGACCCTCAATCATTGATGTGCCTATGGTGAAGAATGTTGCTGCTGCATCATAGTCCTTCAGCCACCCAACAAGGAAGCCAAAGGTGACATCATTGACGGGAGCGATTGCTGCAGCGGTGAACTCAGGAGATACTGTCTGACTCATGTCATACCTCTCTCAGTGTGACTGTCAGATCCCTCATGAATGTACCGCCACCATAGTACTCAGGTGCTTCTAGTGGGAGATCGGGAATGCCAGTGAAGGCAAAGCTCCCAAAGGAAGAATCACTGTTGCTGAATGTTACTGCATCACCGTCATTGAATAACGTCATCAGAGCCTGAAACTCAGACGGCTCAAGCATGGTCCACTTCATCATTGCCCACTTCTTTTTGGCACGGCGGTTCCTCTGACGGTTCCCGGCAAGCGAGATGTTGTCAGTGAAGAACTGATCATAGTTGTCTTGGTACCCTTGTGGGTCCGGTACCGGTGCCCCGTTGACTAGTATCATGATGTTACCCTCAATAGATTCACGTTGTTTGTTCCTTGAGCTTTGAGCTGTTGCTCCAGCTTCTGACCAATAGTGATTGCCAGCTTCGCAAGTGAAGACTCATCACCAATGACATTGCCGTTGATGTTGACCTCAACCTTTATCTGTACCGGCTGAGGATCTGACTTGCCTTCTCCGTTGAGCATGCTGTCCAGTTTGCTGAGTGGCAGCACGGCTTCAGGCTCACGACCTTCACCAATGATTGCTGTAGTAGGACCGGTGACAATACCACCAGTTGCAAGCATCGGGAGCTTCGGCATCTCAAAGCCTTTGCCACCAATCCCCGGCACCCAGTCAGGAGCCTTGAATGATAGCTTGCCAATCGTGTTGTTCCAGAATCCAGCCACTGCATTGAAGGCAGCCTTGAATGGAGATGTGATTGCTCCACCAATGCCACTGAAGACATTGCCCACCGCATCCTTGATGGTATTGAAGGTGTTGGTCACAAAGTTCTTGACGTTGTTGAAGACACTCACCACTGTGTTCCAGAGGTTATTGAATCCATTCACAAAGAAGTTGATGACCGGACTCACCACATTGTTCCAGACCCACTTCAGAGCGTCTCCAATTGCGTTCCATACAGCCACCGCTGCATCCTTGATCCAGTTGAATATTGCAATGTATGCGTTGATGTAGAACTCAATGACTCCCTTGATCACGTTGAATACCCACTCAGCAGCAATCTTGATCCCTTCCCATACCAGTTGAGCACCCTTCCAGATAAGTTGGAAGGCGGTCACATAGATGTTGATGTAGAACATGATTGCCGTCTTGATTGCATCAAACACTGCCACTGCAGCGGTCTTGATCCATTCCCAAACAGCTCCTGCTGCAGCTTTTATGGTGTCCCAGTTCTTTACTACTAGGAAGACAAAGCCTGCAACGGCTGCGATTATCAGTCCAATTCCCAAGAGCATGGCTGCATTGGCTGCGATCCATGCAGCTGCAGCTGCTAGTCCTGCAGCCACATACGCTGCCCCTGCTGCGATTGCACCGCCAATCATGGTCAATCCAGTAAGTGCCCACTGTGCAGCGATCCTGATGCCTGCTGCGACTGCCTGAGCAGCTATCTTTGCCATGTTTGCCAGCCACACTGCACCGGTCTTGATACCTGCAGCCACTGCTTTGATGCCAGTCATGACCCATGAGTTGCCCAAGAACTGCACAACTTTGATGATTGCCTGTACTCCCTGAGCCATCTTGCCAATGATTATCAGCACCGGACCAACTGCTGCAGCTGCTGCCACACCAATTCCAATGAGCTTCTGTTGTTCAGGTGACAACGCTTGGAACTTCTCCATAAGGCTTGAGCGTGTAGCAATCAGTGAGTTCACTGCAGGCATGACGTTCACCATGAGCGTCTCTGCCACGTTGCCAAACTCATTCTTCAGCTTCGCAACCTTACCTGCAGTGGTGGCTCCAAAGGATTCTGCAGATCCACCAAACTCTTTGTTCAACTCTGCAAGGATCATCTTCTGTGCACCCATAGTGTCACCAGCCTCAACCATTGTCTTGATCTGTTCACGCTGCTGATCAGTGAATGTCACACCAACCTTTGAAAGAGCCGTGACTCCCTTGATCGGATCATTCAAAGCCTTACCAAGTTGAATGGCCTGAGCCTTCATTGCTTCCTCTGATGGGACCACACCATTGTTCATGGCGGTTGCCATATCAAGCAGGGTCTTGTTTGCTTGGTTGAAGACATCGTTGCCAGCACCAACACCGTTCTTGATGTTGGTAAATGTGAGAAGCATGTTTGCTCCGGACGTTACTGCCTCAGCTTCAACGCCGGTGAGCTTCTCTAGGCTGTCAGCCATATCTTCAATCTGACCTCTTGTAGTGTTTGCAGCATTGCCGGTGGACTTCAGCACTGCATCTGTCTGAGCACCAAGAGCCTCAACGTGCATGAGTGAGTTGATAGTGGCAGCACCGAGAGCGACAATTGGCAAGGTAACACCAATGCTCATTGTCTTCCCGGCACTCACCATCTTCTCACCAGCTTTGTCCATCATGGAGCCAAACTTATCAAAGCCACTTGTAGCACCGCCCACTTGAGAGGCGGTTTTGTCAACAGCATCTTGGACCTTCCTCAGTTCTGCTGAGGCTTCATCCTTTGCTCTTGCTACAATGCTTAGTGTTTTTTGCTCCACAGTTTGATGATCCCTTCTAGCTTGCCAAACAGCTTCTGTTTATCTGTCATTATTATGACATACACAAGGTCTCTGAACCAGTCAGGTTGTTCATCAATCTCTTCATAGGTCCAACCGGTGCCTGCTGCAATCACCGCAAGGAACACTTCTTGACTAGGTGGTTTGGGGAACTTCCCCGGTTCAACTAGCTTTGAGTATTCTTTGGACCAGCTTCTTTTTTTGAATCGTCAATGGGTCCTGTCAGTTCTTCAATCTTCTCAAGAATGTCATCATAGTCACGGTCCCTCATATCAAGGACACGATCAAGGATGTTCTCACTCTTGCCATCAATAGCAACAACCATCAGCTCAATGGTCTTGTTGGTTGAAGCATCAATGTCTTCCATAGGCACGGGATCTGATTCACCCTTGCCGTCTTTGATCTTCATGGACTTGCCGGTCCACAGAGCATTCTTGACTGCACGTTTTTCACGCCCGGTCAGGTACTCTTTGAGAGTGACAGTGTGATTGCCACTCTTGAGTTTGTATTCTACTGTTGCCCGTGTCTCAGGGGCTTGTGTGTTGTCTGCCATGACATTGGTCTCCTTACGTTATTAGCAGTTTTTATTGTACCACATCTTAGGCATAAGTGGCTTCAGTGTTCCGGACTGTGATGTCAATGAA